GGTAATGATAAATTCGACTACGTTCCTGGAGGACAAGAGTGAAAAAGAGAACCTATAAGCAGTGGGTCGAATTTCATCTCAAGAAACTAAAGGCTCAATTCCCAGATAGACCTGAAGCTGTACTTAAAATTATGGCTGATGATATGGCTAGAGAATCAATTAAAAGCCAGGGTGGGCCAATGCCTTCTGATACCGCTGCCCCTTCAGTACCACGAGTTGGCCAAGGTGCCGGCAGTATATCATTACAGCCCCCTCAGATTGCCCTAACACCAACACCAACCCCAACTACGACAGTAGTTCCCCCTGGTGGAGCAACATACAACGAGAGAATGGTATCTAGAATTAAAGCAGCAGGAGCTGGAGCTACTGGCCCTTGGACTATCAGTTATCCTACATCTCAAGGTGCTGCTACTTGGAATGAAGAAACTAAAACTTGGGACAGGGCTGGTTATCTTGAGTGGGCGGATTTGACTGCACAACTACAAACAGAAGACTATCTACGCCTACGCGAAGTATTGAAGATTCTTGGTTATAGTGGAGAATCTAGGAACAAAGAAGAGATAGATAGAGTACTTAATCTAACATTCGGTAATCTTTTCCCAGTCAAAAGCGTAGATGATTTAATAGAAAAATTAAAGAAGCGTGCCCTACCTGGGGCAGGCGATGGAGCGGGAGAACAATTACCACTCCGTCAGATATCCCCAGTTGATAGGGGTAGCCTTATTAGTTTTGCTCGCTCTATCGTAGAAGATGAACTACAACTAGAACGCCTTGACCCTGAACTAGAAAATCAAATTGTTGATAGATGGATGAAGAAGGCACAGCGTGGTGTAGTGACTATGCCTACTAAGCAGGTTCGTAATCCTAGAACTGGTAAACTAGAAAATGTAGTAGAGACAAAGCGTGCATTCAATCAACAAGAAGAAGGATTGAAGTTGGCAGATAGACTCAGGACTATGTTCCCTGAACAGTATCAATTAGCAAGTGGTTTAGACTTTGGCAATCTAGTCAAACAGATATGGGCAGGTGGTGATTAATGGCACGACCCGGCGAAGGTGGCCCACTAATTGACGACGGTGGTACACTTATACCTGATACAACAGTAGATACAACACCTGCTGAATTAGATGATGACATGGCAGCTCTTATTGCCATGGTGTTGGCTCTTAAGGATTTAGACAAGAGCGGTAATCTCCAAAAGGCTTACGATGAATACATGAAGCCTGGCCGTAACTTGGCTAAGATTAAAGCTTACATCAAGGCTAGCGACTATTATGTTAACTATAATGAGATTGCTCGCAGAAGAGCTATAGTCAAACAAGAGCAACCGGGAGTATATGCTCAGCAACTAGAGCAGTATCTAACCGAGCAGAAGAAGCGTATTGTTGCAGCCCTTGGCGCAGCAGCTTGGAATACTGAGGTTGAGAAGCAAGTACGCACAGGTTTTGAGCTAGGCCTAGATAATGATGTCTTAGATAAGCTTATTAGCGCTACCGGCAAAATAGGCGTAACTGCCGGTGTTACTGGGGCAAGTATTGAAGACTTGCAAAGATTTGCTAACTCCTATGGAGTATCTAGCCTATATGACCAGAAGTACTGGGACGACCAAAGACAAAGATTATTTCTAGGCGAAACAACTGCCAAAGATATTCAGGATGATGTCAAACAAAAAGCAATAGGTGCATATCCAGCTTGGGCTATAGGCTTTGAGCAAGGCAAGTCCCTTGACCTACAAGCCGGGTGGATTTTAAATATGGTGGCTAAGAACCTTGGTGTCAGCGCCACAAGCCTTACCTTTGATGACCCAACGGTTGCTCCATTCTTAAACTATGTTGACCCTAAGACTAATCAACAAGTTCAACCGGCACCATATTTGGTGCAGACTGAAACCCGTCGTAAATACTTTGATAAGTTTGCAGCAACTCCTGAAGGTACAGCATACCTAGATGGACTTAGCCTGCGAGTTCTACAAGATATGGGGCTAATGTAATGGCATATACAGCTGAACAACGCGCTGCAAGACTAGAAGAACTGCGCAAGGCTCGCGAGGAAAAAGCTGCCCAGATGGCGGCTGAGCGTCTTAACACTCGCGCCGCTGCCGTAGAAGCTGCTGCCGTAAAAGAAGTCGGCGGTGTGACTCCAGTTACAGCGCAATCAACTGTTGCTGAAAGAGTAGAAGCTCTTAAAGATATTAGGGCTGCTGAAAACTTAGCTACATATTCAGCCGGTACAGAATTTAAAGCTATACCATTTAGTCAACTTAATCAATCCACAAAAGGTGTTATTGCAGCAAACGCTGCAGCTACCGGAGTAACTCCTGAGGAATATTATAAAATGCGTGGCGGAGTTAATGCCTCAGGATATTATGGAGATTCTTATACACCAGGGCTTACTTTAACCGAGCGTCAATATGAAATTGCTCGTCAACAAGGAAGCGGCGAAGCAATTAACTTAGCCTCACAAAAACAAGCTTATGAATATTACCAAAGCCAAGGCGATAACCCAGTGTTAGCTGCTATCAAGTCTGGCTATACCGGAGTCGGCTTACAGGTGAAACCTAATGCGGCCCCTGGTGGTGGCAATCTCTATCTTTACAGCGGTAAGTATTACGATGAAGCCGGAGTAGAAGTAACAAATGGACAGTCGCTATGGAATGCTTCAAATGTATCAAGCACGACCGTTAATGCAAACTCTAGTTTTAATCCATCTGCAAGTAATACAGCAGGACTTGTGATTACAACCGCTAACACTGCAGCCAATACTGTTGCGTCAAATGTTATGACCGCTAGCCAAGAAGATGTATATTCTATCATGGTTGCTAGGCTTAATCAATATAACTTAGGGGCCCTTGCTCCATTGATTCGAGACCTTGCAATTAAAGGGGCTACAGAAGCTACGATTATGTTACAGCTTTCCGAAGAGCCTCTATATAAAGAGCGTTTCAAGGCTAATGAAACTCGTAAGCAAAAGGGATTATCAGTTCTTACTCCGTCACAATATCTAAGCCTAGAGGATGACTATCGTCAGGTACTGAGAGCTTATGGCTTGACTCAGTTTGATAATGATGCCTATGTGTCTCAGTTCCTAGCTAACGATGTGTCAGTCTCTGAGCTGTCTAACCGAGTAGTAACTGCAGTACAGCGAGTCCGCAATGCCGACCCAGCTGTATCTAGTATGCTTAAGAATCTATATGGTATTGGCCAGAATGACTTGGTTGCCTATGTGCTTGACCCGGAACAGCAGTTCCAAAAGATTGAACGCCAAGTTGCAGCCTCTGAAATTAGTGTTGCTGCTGCACGCCAAGGCTTTGATATTGGAGCTACGGTTGCTGAACAATTGGCAGCACAAGGTATCAGTCAGGCGGAAGCACAACGTGGTTACTCCACCATTGCCGATATCCTGCCTACTGCAGAGAAACTATCTGATATTTATGGAGGAGTTGAAGAGCAATACAGACTGCCAGAAGCAGAACAAGAAGTATTTAATCAACTCGCATCAGCGCAGCGTAAGCGGCAAAGACTTGTTAGCCGCGAGACAGCTGCATTCTCAGGCGCTTCTGGACTAGGAAGAACTTCCTTGACCGAAGCAACCGGAGGACAATTCTAGAATCCTGAGCGGACCTATCGGCCCCGCCAGTGTAACAGACCGATAGTAGGAGCCAGCCCATTTCCCCGAATGGTAACTGTGGCCTGCGACTAACAACGAATAGAAGGGTGGGTTGCTATGAGCAACAACTACTGGGATGAAGAAGACGATGACCTTGATAACGAGCCTCAGCTCGAAGGTAATGACTTACTTAAGAAATTAAGAAAAGCAAAGAGAGCTGATGAAAAGCGTATTAAGGAACTCACTGAGCAACTTGAGACATATTCCAAGGCGCAGCGTGAGCAACTTGTCAATACAATCCTAGAAAAGAAGGGTGTGAATAAGAAAGCAGCACGCCTTGCAATGAAGGACTTGGATGAAGTTAACGAGGAGTCAGTTAATCGCTGGCTCGATGATAACGCAGATTTGTTCGGATTGCAGGTAGCTGACGAAGCACCCGTGAACACACAGGACCTAGCGGCTCTACGCCAACAGGATATCCTAACACAAGGTGCTATCACACCAGACAGAGGAATAGACTTAGACCAACGCCTTAATCAGGCAGCTTCACCAGAAGAAATCTTAGCTATCCTCCGTTCTCAATAATCAATCGTTCATAGTCTAGGAGACTAAAAACTAATGTCCAACCAATATACATCAACCGCTACAGCATCGCTGGGCGGTACAGTTGGTGGCGCTGGTCTCGTACAGAAGGCGTATGACCGCCTCCTCGAGTTTGCTCTCCGTTCCGAACCCCTACTTCGTTCGGTCGCGGATAAGCGTCCAGCTCGCCAATCAATTCCAGGTTCAACCGTAGTGCTACAGCGCTATGTTGATTTGGACCAAAAGACATCTACTCTTACTGAGACAACTGACCCAGATGCAGTAGCATTGTCAACACCTACAACTGTAACCATTACTCTTAACGAGTACGGTAATGCAGTTCTAGTAACCCGTGCACTTGAGTTGTTCTCACTTGCAGATGTAGACCCAGCTATTGCAAACATCATTGCATACAACCTAGCTGACTCTATTGACGCAGTTGTTGGAACCACTCTAACTGGCGGAACAAATGTAATCTATGCGGGTTCCACCGCTACAAGCACAGTAACAATTGGTGCTACTGCAACAATCGATTCAGCAGACATCCGCAAGGCTGTTGCTAAACTCCGTGCTAATAAGGCCAAGGCTCGCCGTGGCTCTTACTACTGGTGCGGTATCCACCCAGAAGTTTCACATGACCTCCGTGCGGAGTCAGGAAACCTCGGCTGGAACTTTGTCCATGCACAATCAGCTCCTGCTGTTGATAACATCTGGGCAGGCGAAATCGGAGATTACGAAGGCGCGTTCTTCGTTGAGTCTTCTCGTATGCCAAACGCTAAGGATGGCGCTGACCAGTCTGCTCTTGCAACCACAGCAGTAACTGTTGCTGGTACATCTGCAGGCTTCACCTTTGGTGTTGCTTCTTCTGCTGTTATCGCAACTCGTGCAGAGGTTGGCGACAAGATTGCTGGAACTGGTATTGCTTCAGGTGCAAAGATTACTGCAATTGAAACTTCTGGCTCCACCACAACCTTTACTGTAGATACAGCGAACACTGCTGCAGTTACTGCAACTACTGTTGTAACTGTAACTCCAGTAACCCGTGTATTCGATACAATCCTCTGCGGACAGCAAGCACTTGCTGAAGCTGTTGCAGAAGAGCCACACATCGTCATCGGTAATGTAACTGATAAGTTGATGCGCTTCCGCCCAATGGGTTGGTACGGCGTACTCGGCTTTGCTCGTTACCGTGAGGAAGCTCTGTATCGCATCGAAAGCGGTTCTTCAATCGCTGCTCTTTAGTTGATTGACTCTGACGGGTAGACCCTAGAAAGTCTACCCTTCGGGGTGAGTTCACTAGGAGGACTTATGGCAACATGGCTATTTCAAACCCCAACTGTTAAAGAGGGCCCTGCCGGTGAGCATCGTTTGTTTTACTTCTATAAACTTGACAGAGGTATTACAATAGTACTAAAGCCTACCGGTGGATATGCTCAGATAAGATATCCAGTAGATGACGAGTTGGATTCATATCCAGCAGTATATCGTGGTGGTTCTAACTATGAGGTGGACGACGCGACTAAGGCAGCACTGATTGCCGGAGGCGTAGGAGTCACGGAGGACAACTTTACACAACTATGAAACACTGGGAGTATCACCCTGAGTATGTCGAAGGTTGCTTCGGCTGTAAGGGAATGAGCGTCCAGATGAATGCAGGGGACGCAGATAGTCGCAGGACTATACCGAATAAAGCATTCAACAAAGAATTGAATGCCTACAAAGAGGCGAGAGCCCAGGGCATTCAGCCAAATGGAACTTCTATGGCGAAGATTCAAGAGGCAGTAAAGGCTAGTGAGATTATGGGTAGACCATATGACGGCAGTAAGATGCCACCAGCCAAAGCAATCAATAATAAATCAGCAGCGGTAATGAAAGAACTAGGAGTCTAATATGCCAATGGTAGACGGCAAGAAGTTCCCTTACACAGCTAAGGGTAAGAAGATGGCCAAGAAGGCAGCAGCCAAGAAGATGGCTAAGAAAGCTATGGCCAAGAAGATGGGCAAGAAGTAGTAATGGCTAGCCCAATTAAGAAAATTGTTAAGCGAGTTAAAACAGTAGCTCGTGAGGTACGCGATATCCCTACGGCCTTTGGAACATCCCAAGCTGCCAAGCAGGACTACAAAGGTGGAGTTCCAGGTGATAGAATGCGTACTGAAGGTAATGTAAATAGAGCTTCACGCAACCTGGATAGACAAATTGCAGAAGCTGCTCGGGCGGTATTGAAAGGCACTAAGGGTACCTCTTCTGATATCCTTGGCGACTATATGCAATACAAGAAGGGCAAGAAGCGATGAAGAAGACTAAGGCGCAGAAGAAAGTTTCTAAAGTAATGCGTGAGTTCAAGAAGGGCGAACTCAACATTGGCAAGTCTTCCAAGAAGGTAAAGTCTAAGAAGCAAGCAGTAGCTATTGCCTTGTCTCAAGCAGGCATGGCTCGCAAGAAGAAGAAGTAATGTCATCAGGAAAGTATAAGCCGCATCGTGGGTTTAACCCAGTGCAGATTAGAAACGGCATGGTGGTGCGGCTTAATAAGAATGGAACAGTAAGAGCAGTACTAGGAAAGCATGGGGAATATGGCAAACAAACCGGACCCAAGGCTTAAGAGAGCTGGAGTATCTGGCTACAATAAGCCTAAGCGTACACCGAATCATCCGACTAAGTCGCATGTCGTTGTAGCTAAATCAGGAAGTCAGGTAAAGACTATTCGCTTTGGCGAGCAAGGGG